ACGACGACCCGGTGGCGGGTTCACCGAGCAGAACGATGTTTGCCAGGAGCGTGTGAACCGGCGAGATATTTGGTCAAAGGTGAGATGAGGCGGGACTGGGAGGGATGAGTTGGAACAAGGGGTTACGGTGGGGCGGGGTTGGGGGATTTGAGTAAACCTACCGTATGGAGGGGCTGGATTCGGTCGGATTCGGCGTGATATTTGGTCAGGGCGCGCGCATATGCATGTGGTGTGGGGAGGTTCAAAAACTTCCTTTTTTGCACCAACTTAGTGCATTTGGTGTGGGTTTAGTCATCGTTGGCGCCGCGGTTGGCGATGTTTCGGAACTGGCCGAAGCGGGCGGTGATGTTTTCCAAGATGGCTGTCGAACGGGACGGATGGAGGTCGATCAGGGCGGTCGGCCAGGCACTCAGCGCTGCCGTCAACAACCACAGGTATTGATCTCTTGACATGCTCGGCGGGATTTCGAAGGCGTTCATCGTCCTCGCCGGTGCGGGTCCGCTCAGGCGGCCGTGTCTAAATCGCCCGGGCCTATACCCTCAGGGGTGATCAGCCGGCGTTCCAGCATGTCATTGTAAACCTGGGCACAATGCTCCGCTACCGCGGATGCCGGGGCGCTCCCGGATACCCTTAGCGTCCCTTCGATGATGGCTGCCAGCGCCTCCGTATTGATCTTCGGACGAGCAGCACCCGATCCCTGCAGTGCTGCGCGCAGCTCGGCGCGTGTTTTCGGCAGGCGACCAGCGGCAAGCCAGTCCACCGTTACATTTCCTGCATCAGCCATCGCAACGATATTGAAAGTGCTCGGCTGTGAGCCGGCAAGGTACTTCCGTAGAAGACTTTCTCGAATTCTGCACTGTCGGGAAAATGCCGAAACATTGCCGCCGATCAGCTCTTTCAGGCGAGCAACGAGCGCGTCACTTTCGTCTGCTGGAATGTGACGGCGTGCAGATTGGGAATGTGACGCGGTCACATTCTCCGCAAAGTCTTGCTGCAAGCGGGTTATAGCCATTTTTCGCTGCTCATCAAGAGATCGTACTTAGGGCGCGAATGTGACCGCAAAAAAAGATCGCCGTTTAGTGTTGACAACGCGCCGTTTAAGGCGAACAATGGCAGCTTCTATAACGAACTGACACAAGGGTAGGCTATGAGCGACAAGATGTCCAACGAACCGCGGCTGCTGACGCCTGAAGAAGCCTGGGCGAACCTGCGGTTTCGGGGTAAGAGCGTCACTGAGTTCGCCAAGGAGCACGGTTTCTCCAAGCTGCTTGTGTACCATGTGCTGAAGGGACGGGCGCTCGGCCACCGCGGCCAGTCGCACAAGATCGCCGTGAAGCTCGGCATCAAGGCTGGGATCATCGAAGGAGAAACGTCGTGAGCGGCGCACGCGTGGCGTGCACCGCTCGTCTGAGCTACCGCGCGGCGGTCGGCTTGATGATGAGGCCTTTGATGTCCTTGAGGGCCGCTATCTCGACCTTCAAGCGACCGATGGCGATGGTCAAGTCATGCATGTTGACTTCTCTGTGAAGGCTGGCGAATTCGTCTACATCGTCGAAGCCGTGCAGGTGGGCGGTGTTGGCGATAGGAGGCTCTCCAGTCATGGCCTTACATAGATCCTCGTAGCAGGTTTCGAGGTCGCTAACATACTTATCGAGATGTTTTTTAAGGATGATGGACATGGATCACTTTCAAGAATATGAACGGGTTAAGCAGCAGGAAGCCCTTGAGGAGGCCAGGTTGATTTTAGCCCGTCAGGAAGCTCTGGCGCGGGCCAACTGGATGTTCTCCCATAAGTACGTATTAGAGCAGCGCTATATGCGCGTACAAGAGGTTCTGGCCGCGGCTGAGATGATCAAGCCGGAAGTGCTCAAGACCTATCTGCTGAATCTGGAACTCGCGCGAGCCGATCTGATCACCTTCCTGAATATCGCGTCGCCAGACCAGGAAGAGGACGATCTGTGAGCTTCTCTCTTTGCGGGCGAGCAGCGTGAAGACGGTCGATCCGTTTGCGGGTTGGTACAGCGCGCAGGATCTGGCGGGGTTGCCGGGGATGCCGACAACGTACTCTGCCGTGATCCGCCTTGGCAAAAAAAATTTGTGGGCGACTCGCCGTAAAGTGCGAGGCAAAGGCTTCGAATACCCCCTTCGGGCGCTGCCGCCAGCCACCCGCGATTACATTCTTTCACTGGCGATTAACGCCGAGCCGAGCGCCGCCGAACCCGCGACGTTGCCGGTTGCGCAAGCGCCGGCAACGCCAGCGCCGGCGGGAGCGCCGGCGCTGCCTTCGGCGCCGCGGACGCGGAAACCCGCGGCTGTCGTTCCTGCCGGGGCGGTCGCCTTTTCCGGTCAGGTTCGTCCGCCGAAAAAAGCGATGCATCTGGATGATCAAGACCGCGTGGTCGTGGATGCGTCGTTGGTGCTGTGCCGGGCGGTCGAGGCAGCGATGGCGGCGGCGCAGTGTTCTGTGCTGCGGGCGTGCGAGGAACTGGCTGAGCGCCTGGTCTCTGGAGCGGGGCGTCCGGAGTTGCTGGCGGCGGCGCAGGCGGCCTATGTGAAGCCCCGGAAGGCGGTCTCTTCCGCCCCCGCCGCAGCCGAGTCTACCGGCGACGCACCGGGGGTCGCTCTGGGTGGTGTAGCGGCGCTGGCGCGGCGGCTGTACCGGATGATGGCGTTCTTCGAGCGCGGCCGGAAGGCGGGGGACGTGGCGCAGTTCCTGGCGCCGGGCAAGCGCCTGAAGGAGGGGCACAATCCGGCGCATATCGCCGCGTTCCTGCGCTTCTACTGCCGGCCGACGCGGCCGCCGGTAGCCGAAGCGTATCGCGCGATGCTGCCCTACCTGGCAGAAAGGGGCTTGCCTGCGCCGTCGCTGTCGACGGTCAACCGGATCGAGCAGAGTCTGCCGGTCACGGTCAAGTACCGCGGGCGGGTCACCGGCAGCGAATGGCGTTCGCTGCTGCCGTACATCGAGCGCGATGTGTCGATGTTCAAGGCGAACGACCTCTGGGTGGGTGATGGGCACAGCTTCAAGGCGAAGGTCGCGCACCCGGTGCACGGGCAGCCGTATGTTCCGGAAATCACGCTGGTTATCGACTGGGTGAGCCGGAAGATCGTCGGCTGGAGCGTAGCTCTGTCGGAATCGACGGTGGCGGTATCCGACGCATTCCGGCACGCGCAGTTGCAGACGCGGGCGCGGCCGCTGGTGTACTACTCGGACAATGGTTCAGGCCAGACGGGTAAGCGGATCGACCATCCGATTGCCGGGACGCTGGCCCGGCAAGGCATTGCGCATGAGACGGGTATCCCGGGGAATCCGCAGGGACGTGGGGTGATCGAGCGGCTCTGGCAGGTGACGCTGATTGCGCTGGCGCGCACGTATCCGACATGCCTGTGGCGCGGCGCCGACGAACACCACACGCAGAAGATGCTGAAGGCCTTGAACAAGCCCGGCTTTGGCGGCGTTGCGCTGCCCTCCTTCGAGCAACTGTTGACCGATATCGAGGCGTGCGTGACGCACTACAACGCACGTCACGAGCACAGTGAGCTGGGCGCGACGCCGGACGAGATGTATTTGCGGACCTTCGACGCCGAGGCGATCGCCTTTGGTCCGTCAGACGAGGAAATTGCCGCGTTGTGGCGGCCAGAAGTGATCCGCACGCCGCAGCGCGGGCGGGTGAGTCTGTTTGGCAACACGTACTGCAAGGACGATCTGGTCAAGCTTCTGCCGGAGGGCACGAAGGTACGCGTGCGGTACGACCTGCACCACGCCGAGCGTATCCAGCTTTACACGCTGGAGGGCGTCCACCTTGGAGAGGCGGACTGGACGAGTCACAAAGAAGCGGCGTTCCCGGTGGCCGAGATGGATCGGTTGCGCGAGGAACGTGCGCAGCGGCGAATCGCCGCGCTGGAAAAGAAGGTTGCCGAGGCGCAGGCCGAACTGAGCGAGACGTATGACCTGACGCCGGCGATTCCGGCGCCGCTGCCGCAGGCGGCGGGCATGCCGGCGGGGGTAGATCCGCACCGGGATGCACCAGAGGATCGGCTGCAGTCGTGGGAAGACACGGTGCGGCAGTTGTATCACTTGCCGTCGTACGGCGAGGACGAAGAGTCAGAGGACGGTGAGCACTCTGAAGCGGCGGCCCGCTAGCAGCAACTAGCGGACCGCTTGACACCCTGCAACAGTTACGAGAACGGGAGTTTAACGATGAAACATCACTTTGTAAAAACCGAGAACTACACGAGGCTGCTGGACGGCATCAACTACATGGACCAGCGCGGTTCGGCGACGACCTGTCTGCTGCTGATCGAGGGCGATCCGGGGGTGGGCAAGACGCGCAACATCTCCAAGCTTGGCCCGGACCTGCCGGCGGTGATGATCAAGGGGCATGTCGGGATGAATCTCGACGGGCTCATCTGGAGCGTCTCTCAGGGTTTGGGGATCAAGCACCACAGCAACCGCACGGTGGAGATTCACGCGCAGGTGGCGGCGTTGGCGCAGAGCGGCACGCGGATCGTGTTTGACGAGGCGCAGTTTGGGCTGTTCATGCGCCACTGCGGGCGGTCAGGGGCGGGCATCGAGTATCTGCGCGACCTGTGCGAGCGTGGCAACACGTATGGCGTGCTCATCTGCCACACGTCTGAGGTGGCTGGATTCTCGGACTCGCAGCACATTCGCACGCGTATTGGCCACCGCATCCGGATGTTCGACGCGAGCCCGGCAGACACGAGTACGTTCGTTCGCCAGTTGTGCGAGGTGGCGCTCGATGACGATGTGGCGGCGGTCGTGCACGGACAAACACAAGGAAAGTACCGACTGATCGAGAACGCGATCGGTGCGCTGGAGCGGATTGCCCGGGTGCGCGAGTTGGATCGGCTGAGCGCGGCCGATTTGCGTGGGCTGCCGCTGGTGGTCGATCACGAAGCTAACCTGGTGCCGAAGGCGGTCAAGCCGCCGGCGCGCGAGGCGCGCAAGGCGCCTGCGCTGGCGGTCGTCAAAGGGGAGCAGTCATGAGTTTGGCGGGCTCGGTGTTGAGCGCCATTCACGAGGGCACTGACCGTCTCGGGGAGTTGGCGGAGCGGTTGGAGCGCGAGAAGCGATCGATCGTCAAGGCGGTGCAGATTCTGAAGGGACGCGATCTGGTGGAGATCGCCGCCGCCAACGCCTTTGACCGATCTTTCTGCGAGAGCGCGCCGAAGCGGTACGTGCTGACCGAGGCAGGACGGCGCGCGGCGGAGGACGGTACGGCGATTGTGCAGGGCCAACGGCCGCGGCAACGCCGGCGCACCGCCGGGCTGCGCGCCTGCGCTTGGTGGGAGTTGCGCGCGCATGGCGTCACCACGCTGCAGCAGATCTTGATGAACCACGCCGAGGGGACGGAGAAAGCGGCCGACACGAATCTTTTGAAGTACCTGGGGGCTCTCGAGCGGGCGGGGATCATCGCCCGCCAAGCGCAGCGCGTGCCGGCGAAGCGCAGTCGGGGGCGGGTGCAATGGCGGCTGCTGCACGATCTCGGGCCGAAAGCGCCGGTGTGGTGGGTGAAGACGAACGAGGTTTTCGACCCGAACGGGGGTAAGGCGTATCCGATGAACCTGGCGCTGACGAAGGGGTCGGCGGGCGCCGGTGCGGCGGCCGATGGCGGCGAGGTTGGCGCTGTCGCCGGGGATGTCGAGGCCGACGAGGCGAACGAAGCCGGCGAGGTCGACTGCGATGAGTAGCGCGGCCATGCAGATCGTGCTGGGCAAGCTGGCCAAAGGGGTCACCAAGGCTGCGATCGCAGCCGACATCGGCTACAGCCCCCCGGCTGTCTCACGTTACGTCAGCGAAAGCTATGGCGCGGGTGTCGAGAAGATCGAAGCCGCGATCGTGAAGGCGTACGACCGGCGGATTTGCCCGGAAGACGGAGAAGAGAAGGCGCCGAGCCGGTGCCGCCAGATCGCCTACGGGCCTCAACCGCACGGCTTCCCGGATGCCGAAGCGCGCTGGCGCGCCTGCCAGACGTGCCCGCACAAGCCGACGCCGACAGGCGCGCCGTCGATCCAGACGGCGCCAGCGCCGCTGACCAAGGGGCATAAATCATGAATGAGCCGCTGCGCCACGAAGTGAGGCAAGACGCACAGAAATCACACGCCACTACGCTACCGAGAAAGGACAGTTCTATGGACGATAGGAAATCCGCGGCGCCGGGGACGCTGCAAGCCTCACTGAATGAAATCGATCAGCACTTGGACAATTTACGCCGATGCGTGCATTGGCTGATGACCAGCGGCATCTCGGTCGTCGCGGCCGACATGCGGCGGGGCCGACGCGCGCCGCTGATCACCGTCGACGAATCGCCGAGACTGAGCCGGCTGCTCGGCAGGTCGGTGGAGAACGTCCGCCGGCGCTACGACGGCTATCGGACCATCCTGACCTGGCTGGCCAGCGCGCACGGCTGCCAGATTCAGTGGGACGAAACGACGTACGGTGAAGGGCGATGAGCGCAGCGGGCGCATCGTCGGCTGCGGAGCCCCGACCGGCGGAAGCGTGCACGCTCTCCGGGCAACTCGCTCGACTGCTGGTTGATGTCGAGCGGCGGGAGCGCGAGCAAGAAGCCAGAGCCAGACTGCTCAGGCCCGGGAGTCAGCGGCAGTTGATTCTGTCAGTAGTACCTGTGGGCAAAGACGCGGCGATGAGCGCCAAGGCTCTGCGCGTCTTCTGCCCGTTCGGGATGATTTGTTGGCCGGAGGTCAAATACGTCCACGCCGTCCTCAGCCGTCTCGCGGCGGACGGCCTGGTGCAGTTCGTCCAAGGCAAGCGCTGCCGCCTCTACTACCGCAACGGCTTATCGAACGGCGATTCGTCGCCGACCGTCAACCACCCGCACCACCCCCAATGAAAGGAGAAACAAACATGAGCACTGAACCGAACGCTTCGGCCGGCGGTTCGCCGGGCTCGGCTCGCCGCCCGGAAGGTCGGCGGAATCGCCGGAAGGCGGAAGCGGCGGAAGGCGTCCCACAGACGCGGGACGCCGCCGCCGAGGCGATCGCGCAGATCGGCCTGGCGGAGCGCCAGTTGGCCCGCATCGAGGCCAACATGAATGACGCGCTGGCGGTCGTCAAGGAGGCCCACGAGTCCGAAGCGGAGCCCCTGCGGAAGGCCATCCGTCAGTTGAGCGGGGCCGTTCAGATGTGGGCGGAGGCGCATCGGGACGACCTGACGCAGCAGGGCCGGACCAAGACGGTCTCGCTGTCGACGGGCGACATCGCCTGGCGCACGCGTCCGCCCAGTGTGCGGGTGACCGGGGCCGACGCGGTGATCAACGTGTTGCGCCGACTCGGCCTCGGCCGATTCGTCCGCGTCCGGGAAGAGGTAAACAAGGAAGCCATCCTCAACGAGCCCGGGGCGCTGTCTGCCGTGCCGGGGATAGCGATCTGTCAGGGCGAAGATTTCATCATCACGCCGTTTTCCACCGACCTGTCGGAGGTCGCGTGAGCGCGCCGCTGGCGCCGTGTCCGTTCTGCGGATCGAACAGGATTGAACGGCGCCTGTTTCCGCCCACTACCGAGGGCCCGGCGGCACGACAGACCGGTATGGTGAGCTGCGGCAGTTGTCGCGTCGTTGGACCGACGCAGACCGGGCAAAGCCTCGACGAAGCGATTGAGCGCTGGAACATGCGCGCGTCAGACAGCCCATTTTGAGCACAAACAGCCCGGAGCGCCGGGTTCAACAAGGAGAAAAAATGTTCTCGAAGCACCTACAAACCAAGATCGCAGAACGCGCGGACATTGACGAGAAGGTTGTCGCCGCGGTCATGGCGGCGGCACTGGTCGAAGCTGTGCTGCACCTGCAAGACCGAGACGAGCTCAGGTTCGCCCGGCTCGGCACACTGCGCGTGCACCGCGCGCCATGGAGCATCCACACCAACCCGGCGACCGGGATCACCGTCGAAAAAGAAGGCCCTGTGCGCGTGCGCTTCAAACCCGCGCGCAGCCTGCGTACCGCGCTGGCCAACGGCCGGCTGCAGTGGCGCTCGTACCGGGCGCCCGATGTGCTCTCTTTCCTCTGAAAGGTAACGCCATGCAAAAGCGAATTAACGCGCGATGGTTCGTTTCCCGGCTGGCCATTCGCTGCCGGGTTTCCGAAGTAGTGGTCCACGAGATCCTGCGTACAGCGGGAGATCTCACCGGTGAGCACCTGGCGCATGGTGCTGCGGTCAGCGTGCCGGGATTCGGGAAGTTTCATCGCTCAGGCATCCAGCATGGATTCGCGATCAAGGCGGTCTCCTTCTTCCCGCCTACCGGATCGACCTTCAGTGCTGCCGGCATTCAGGTCAGCCCGTTATTCCAGCCGAGCAAGAGGTTCGCCGCAGCGGTCAATCCGCGCACAGCGCCGGCCAAGACGGAGGAGGAGTGATGCGCGCCGAGCGATCGCACAACCCGGCGCGCGCGGCGGACGCCCTTCCGGGACCCATAGTCGACGCAGCGGCGGCCGACGCCGCAACGAGCCTGCTGGTACTGCAGACCATTGTGCTGCACGCGCTCAACGTCGCACGCATCGCGACGGACGCCTACCATGCCGCGTTCTACGCGGTCTACCGAGGGGGCGAAGAGCCATGGGCGTGAGCGCCGACGAGGCGCGCCCTGCGGCGCGCCGGGAGGTTGCCCTGCGGCGTGCGATCTTCGCCGCGTGCCGAGCACGCGGCATCGACGAGGAGACGCGGCACGCGCTGCAGCGTACGGCTACCGGGAAAAACAGCCTGTCCGAGATGAGCGTCAGCGAGCTGACGCGCGTGCTCGACCGGCTGAACGGGGGAGCAGCGCCGGCCACGCCGCGCCGGAGTGAGTGGGCGTTCGTCTTTCGGCTGCCGGAGGATCGGCAGCGGCTGGCGAGAAAGCTCTACCGCCTGGCCGAGCGGATCGGACCGCGGCAGTCACCGCCGCTGCAGGTGGCCACCAAAGCCTATGTCGAGGGCATCGCGCGGCAGATGGTCGGCGCCGAGACGGTACTCGAGTTTTGCTCGGCGGAGCTGCTGCACAAGGTCGTGCAAGCGCTCGAGATACACCTCAAGAGGTGCGGCGCATGACGGCGCGAACGCGCGGGCCAGCGCGCTCACGCCAGCCCATCGGCGCGCTGACCCCAGCGCAGCAGCGCAAAATCGCCGCCGTGCTGACGCCGCCTTGCGGCGTCGTGGATCTCATCTGCGACGCCGACTGGATCAGGCTGGAGGTACAGCACGCGCGAGCGTTGACCTACCGCGTCTTCGTCTACGTCAATGGCGATTTCAGGTGGGCGTGGTCCCTCGCAGAGGAGCACCACCCGGAGCAGAAATACATGCGGCGGACCGCGACGCCGCTGTATGGAACGGCGGACCTGGAGCGCATGCGGAAGATATTCGGAGCGAAAGCGGTCAACGGAGACCCGAGATACAAGAAGCAGTTCATCTTCTTCCGGCCCGACTTCGCCAGCGGCCGCGCGGCGCTCGCCCATCTCTCGCGCGTCTGCGCGACGATCCGTGCCCCCGATGAAGACGAGATGCGAAGCCTGCGGGAAGTCTACCGCGCCAGCCGGGCGTCTCAGGGGCCGTCAGCGCCGACCGGCGACGGAGGTGCGCTTGATGCGCACGCCGGCGCGCCGGCTGACTGCGTTCTCGTCGACCAGGCATAAGATGGACAACCTGCCGGCATCGGTGCGCGAACTGATTGCCGCCATCGGACTGCAGCCGACACTGGCGCTGGTCCAGACCTACGGCGGGCGAACGCTGCGCGTGCCGACCGGCGCGCGCGCGGAAGGGCAGGTGCGGGAGCGCCTGATCGGCCTGCTGGGGAGCGGTCCGGCACTCACGCTGATCCGCCACTACGGCGGTGAGCGGATCACCGTCGCGCGTTGTGCGGCGCTCCTGCGCGACGAGCGCGACACGGCCATCATCGCCGCCTACACGGCCGGGCGCTCGGTGCCGGCGCTGGCTGGCGAGCACCTTTTGACCGAGCGGCAGATCCGTACGATTCTCAAACGAACGCCGGGATCCGGGTTGCCGAATCCCGCCGACGAGCGGCAGTTATCGCTCGTCTTTTAACGGCGGCCGGCCGGCCGGCCGCGTCTGGCCAGGCCGGAAGCCCTTCATCACCAAGCCACACGCGCGCGCGGGATAAGCTTCCCGCATGTCGACTTCCGCCGCACAAAAAGAACCAGATGACGCACCGGCCGTGCCGGCGCGCTGCGCACCGATCCGGGAGGACGCATGGCTACGCCGATAGCGCGGCCGGGCCCGGACGACCTGATGAGCGATCCGGGGAAAGAGCTGGATGTGCTCTGGGGCGAGCTGTGTAATGTCGTCGCCGCCACCGAGGACCGGTCCGTGGAGAGCGCCGCAGAGATCGCGGCGCATGAGCAGTCGGCGGACCCGCATCCGCAGTATGTGACTGCGGAGCGCTTCGAGGCGGTGGCGCGGTCGGCAGGCGCCATGTATGTGGCCACGCCGATGGCTAGCATCACGTCCGGCCTCGTCTACCTATACGCGCATCCGGCGCAACAGCCGGGCCATGCTCAAGTGGGTCAGAAGGAGGTCTATGTGCCGATCGGTGTAGATCCCACGGATGGTGTGATGCTGTACTACGGATCAGCAATCGGCATAGCCGGTTCCACCGCGCGCGTCCCATCCATGTTGGAACTGGGGATCCACAAACCGGCGACCCATATCCCACACAGCGCTGCGGAAAAATTGGGCACCTGGACCACTATCCAGGCTACTGTTGCGGCTGGTGCGCTGACGCCGGCCGGAGCGACGTCCTCCGGAACCCCCGGCGACACAATTACCTGCATGGTAAGCGGGCGCACCGTGGGGATCGGATTTTACTCGACGAGCAACGGCGGATTCGGCGTGGTGGCAATCGACGGAGACTACACCCGGGCAACACGGCTACCGCGGTTTTCGAACGCCGACTTTGCGGCCGGGCGATGCCGCGTGCAGGATGTTGGGCGCTGCTACTACGACTCCTACGCGGCGTCTAATCGCAACGCCAGCGTCGTCATTGCGGATGATCTTTCGCCCGGGCCGCACGCTATCACCCTGCAGGTCACGGGGATGCGGCGCGCGGGCGCTGCGGGCGCACGGGTCTATGTGGAACACTTTTGGTCTTCCGCCGCGGTGACCCCGGGCGCCGCGGGCGCCTGGATGGAGCCTGTACACTCGATATCCGCCATACCGGGCGGCAGCGCGATGACGTGGGTCGCATCCTACGCGCCAGCCGGATCGACCGATTTTACGTTCCTCGGAGACGTACACTCCGATGGAACCTTTCAATCGGCTGAGCTGACCACTGCTTTGACTTGGCATGTGGCTGGCACCGATCAAACGGCGCTCGGCGCCGGCTCGTGGTCGTCTGGCGCGGTCGTCAGTTTCGACCACGCGACGACGCTGGCACACAAGAGCGCGTTGACCGTTCCCGTGGCGCGGAAGCGAGTCCGAATTACGTTCGCCCCTCGTCCGTGGCCCGTCATGTGCAGCGTCGAGGTGGAATGGCTCGCAAACGGGTTGATCGGAGCAGAGTATCCAATCATGCTCCCGATCGGGGGCCAGCAAGAGTTTATGCCTTTTAATACCGGGGAGATTGATGCATCGGCGTTTGCCCTGACAAACAATAACAATAACGCGATAACGGCATACGTGGGCAGCTGTGGAAAACTGCGGGCATCCGGCCAACGAGCAGAAGTTTCCTGCGCAGTGCTCAGATCCGATCCCGACCTGGCGATGCGATCGTCAGTCATCGGCTTGATGCAGGACCGCGTGACACCCGGAGAGGAAAAACTGTACGTGGTGGCTCAGATGGGCACGCTCCCTGTCTTCGCAGGCGATACGCGATCGTATCTATTGGGGTGGAGCGCTAAGCAAAAATGATGCGGAGCGCCACTGTGCACGCGGCAGAGCGCGGGCGATGCGTCTGACCTGGCGATGTGCGGCGCCGTGGCGATCCCCGATTCGGTGGGACGGACGTGGACCGGCGGATGTCGCCCGCGGTGCCGATCGCTCGTACCGCGTCGCGGCTGCGGGCCGCGCGTGGGTGCGTCGCGCGCGCGTTCCTCGCCCGCGATGAGCGGCGCATGAGCGGCCCATGAGACAGGAGATCTGGCCTCCCAAAGACCCCGCCGAGGTCATCGTAGCTTCGTTCGACTTCAGCGCCGAGGTGGGTAGCGCCGAGCAGGTGACCGGTGCGCCGCTGATAGAGGTGGCGCTGATCTCCGGGATCGACCCTGCGCCCAGCGCGATGCGGCTGGGGAGCCCGGTGCTCGCCGACGGCGCGGTCGTGCGCCAGGCGCTCTCAGGTGGCGTGGCGGGGTGCACGTACAAAATACGGTGCCAGGTCACGCTTGATTCAGGTCGCGTGCTCGTCCTGGCCGCCACGCTGCCGGTGCGCACCGCATGAGCGACTGGGCAGACCTCGCCGCCGAGCGCGAAGGCGAACTGCGATCCGATGCGCTGGCCGCGCAGGCGCGCCGCGCGCGCTTGCCCGATGCGCAGTCCGCCGAGACCTGCGCCCTCTGCGAAGAAGCGATCCCGGCCGCGCGTCGGGAAGCGGTTCCCGGCGTACAGACCTGCATCGATTGCGCGCGCGAGTTGGAGGAGGCCGTGCGCGGCTACGCCGCCAGAAAGGAACAGCATGACCCTGCAAGTTGACCTTTGGAGTCTCGTCGGTCTGCTCTTCGGGCTGATCACCACGCTCGCCGGGCTCGGTCTGACCTTCGCCAGAATGCTGCTGGGCCAAGTCGAGCAGCGGCTCGACGAGCGCTTTCAGGCGCTGCAGAAATCGCGCGAAGACGCCCGATCCGTCTGCATCAGCCGTTTCCAGACGCTCGATCAGGAGCGGCGCGAGGAGATCGCGCAATGGCAGCGCGTCGAGCGCGACCTGCTTGCGTTGCGCGCCGAACTCCCGCTGCACTACGTGCGGCGGGAGGACTACGTACGCGGCCAGACCGTGGTGGAAGCCAAGCTGGATGCGCTTGCCCTGAAGCTTGAGAACCTGCAACTGCGCACCTCAGCGGGCGATCGCCGGCGCGCCGATCACCCGAACGACCTCGGAGTCGACCATGAATCCGCTTGACCCTGTTCGCGCCCGGCGCGAGTTGATGCGCTGGTATCTGCTCCTCGCCATCTACCATGCCAGACCCGAAAGTGTCTGCGAAGCCATCCTTGAGGGGACCATCCGCGCGCTCTACGCAGATACGACGGCTGTCGAGATCCGCCAGCAGCTCGACTACCTCGCGCATCGCGAGTTGATCTCAGTGCGCAAAGAACCGGCAGGTCGATGGTGGGCCGAGCTCTCGAGCATCGGCGTCGACATCGTCGAATACACGGTCGATTGCGCACCCGGAATCGCCCGCCCGACAAAATACTGGGTCGGTCCCCCGGGGTCCGTCTGATGGTGAAGCGCAGCGCCGTCCTCGACTTGCCGCTTGAGGTGCGCGCGTGGCTCGAGCAGGCGCTGATCGAAGGCAATTTCCAGCGCTACCAGGCGCTGGAAGCGAGCCTGCGCGAGCGCGGCTACGAAATCAGCAAGTCGTCGATTCACCGCTACGGACAGCCCCTGCAGCGCCGCCTGGCGGCGATCAGGGCGAGCACCGAAGCCGCCCGGCTGATTACCGAGGGCGCCGCCGACGCGCAGGACGCGCGCAGCGAGGCGCTTATCGCCCTGGTCCAGACTGAGCTTTTCGAGACCGTGGTGAACTTGCAGGAGGCCACCGCGGAGGTGAACGCTGAGGCGCGGGTCAAGTTGTTGTCAAACGCGGCGCGTAACATCGCGACGCTGGCGCGTGCCAGCGTATCGCTGAAGCGCTACCAGGAAGAATGGGCGCAGCGTGCGCGCGTCGCCGCCGACCAGGTGCGCGGCATCGGCGAGCGCGCGCACATTCCTCCAGAGGTGCTGGCTGAGATCACCGAACGCATCTACGGGCTGGCCGGCGCCGCCAGCACGCCCAGTGCCGGCTAGGGCGCCAGTCGCGGCGCCGGCTGGCGCGCCCGCGCCGGCCGTGCCGCTCTATCCGTACCAGCGCCGCTGGCTGACCGACCGATCACGATTCAAGATCGGCATGTTCGCGCGGCAGACCGGCAAGACCTTCACCACTACCCTCGAGATCGTCCTCGATTTGCTGCAGGCCGAAGCCGGCGGTCAGCGCGCGCGCTGGATCATCCTCTCGCGCGGCGAGCGGCAGGCGCGCGAGGCGATGGATGAGGGCGTCAAGCGGCATCTGCGGGCCTTCCAGGCGGCTTTCGCCTCCAGCGAATTCGATTTTTCCCCCGACGTGCGCGCCCTCGACATCACGCTGCCCGGCGGCTCTCAGTGCATCGCGCTGCCCGCCAACCCGGACACGGCGCGCGGGTTCTCCGCCTCGGTCTTCCTCGACGAATTTGCCATTCACAAAGACTCGCGCGCCATCTGGGGCGCGCTCTTCCCGGTGATCTCCGCCGGCTACAAAATTCGCGTGACGTCCACCCCGAAGGGCAAGGGAAACAAGTTCTACGAGCTGATGAGCGGCGACGATCCGCTGTGGAGCCGCCATCGCGTCGACATTCATCAAGCAGTCGCCGATGGCCTGCCGCGCGACATCGACATGCTGCGCCGCGGCCTGAATGACCCCGACCTGTGGGCGCAGGAGTTCGAACTGTCCTGGCTCGATGAAGCCAGCAACTGGCTCGATTTCGACCTGATCAATCAGGCCGAAGACGAAGGCGCGGGTCACCCGGACGCCTACCAGGGGGGTCCCGTTTTTGTCGGCGTCGACATCGCCGCGCGCAACGATCTTTTTGCTATCTGGGTGCTGGAAGGCGTCGGCGATGTGCTGTGGACGCGTGAGCTGATTGTGCAGCGGCGAATTCCCTTCGCCGAGCAGGACGCGCTGCTGGACAGCGTCTTCCGGCGCTACCGCGTCGTGCGCTGCGCGATGGACCAGACCGGCATGGGCGAAAAGCCGGTGGAAGACGCCCAGCGCCGCTACGGCGCCCTGCGCGTCGAAGGCCTGCTGTTCAGCGGACCGGTCAAACAGCAGCTCGCCATCGCCGGCAAACAGCGCTTCGAGGACCGGAGAATCCGCATCCCCGCCGGCGACTACGCCCTGCGCGCTGATCTGCACGCCCTCAAGAAGGTCGCCGGCGCCGCCGGCGGCGCGCCGCGCTTTCTCGTCGACGGCGACACCGACGGCCATGCCGATCGCGCCTGGGCGTGCTTCCTCGCCTGTCACGCGGCCGCTGGCGAGGTCTTCGCCTGCGCCGGCTACCAATCGGCGCGCGGCAGCGCCAACCGCTCCCGGAGTCTCTATCGATGATCGTCGACGCCAACGGAAAGCCGTTCGACCGCCAGGCGCTCAGTACACGGCAGACGGCCGAAAGCGCCTGGCGGCACTCGCCGCTACGGCCGATCGCCGGCAGCCTGACGCCCGCCAGCCTGCGCGGCGCGCTCGCCGCCGCCGACCAGGGGGACCTGCTCAACCAGCATCGGCTGTTCGCCGAAATGGAGGACACCGACGCGCACCTGAGCGGCGAGATCGGGAAGCGCAAGCTGGCGCTGCTGACGCTAGATTGGGATATCGTCCCGCCGCCACGCGCCACCGCCCAGGAAAAGAAGCATGCCGACTGGCTGAAGGAAACGCTGACAGACGCCGTCGACCCGCTCGACGACCTCATCCTTGCGTTGATGGACGGCCCAGGGCACGGCTTTGCCGCCGTCGAACTGGCCTGGTCCCGCGCGGGACGAGAGTGGCTGCCCGGATTTCTGCCCAGGCCGCAGGACTGGTTCTGCCTGCCGCGCAGCCTGGACACGCTGCGGCTGGCCGACGGCAGCGCCGAAGGCTCGGAACTTTGGCCCTTCGGCTGGGTAAAGCATGTACACGGCGCCGCCAAAACCGGCGCGCTCGGCCGCCTCGGACTCTACCGCGCCCTCCTTAGGCCGTGGCTCTATAAACAATACAGCGTCGGCGACCTAGCCGAATTCATTGAGGCGTACGGTCTGCCGTTCATTCTCGGCCGTTACAACGACAAGGCTTCGGAAGATGAGAAGGCGTCGCTGTTGCAGGCCGTCGTCGATCTCGGGCACGACGCCCGGGCGATCATGCCCGCCCAGATGTCGATCGAGATCCAGAAGGTCACGAGCGGCGGCGACGGCGTGCCGCACCTCGCGCTCATCGACTGGTGCGAAAGGGCCGAATCGAAACTGATCCTCGGCCAGGTGCTCTCGGCCGAGGCGAAAGCGACCGGCCTCGGCTCCGGTGTGGCGCAGGTGCACAACGACGTGCGCCACGACATCCTGGAAAGCGACGCGCGCCGCATCGGCGCGACGCTGACGCGCGACCTGTGCTACCCACTGCTCGCGATCAACTGGGGCCTCGAAAGCCTTTCACGGTGCCCGCGCCTGGTCTTCGACACCAGCCAGCCGGAAGACCTGACGGCGTACGCCGATGCGCTGCCCAAGCTGGTCCAGCAGGGCTTGCGGATCAGCGTCGAATGGGTGCACGAAAGGCTCGGCATCCCGATCGCCGGAGACGGCGAAGACATCCTGCGCAGCACGCCGGTCGGCGCGCTGGGAGACGCGCCACCAACGAAACCGGAAGCGAATCCGCCGCGGTCGCCGGCGCCGGAACGCGTCAGCGCCCTGGCCGCCGGGCCGGCGCGGCTGGCCGCTGATCTCGCCGCAGAAGACCCCGCACAGGCAGCGCTCAACGCTGCCCTCGCGGATCTGCCGGGCGGCGCCATCGATGCGGCGATGCGCGCTTTGCTGGCGCCGGCGATCGCCGCGCTGCAGGCGGGCGAGTCGCCCGACGAAGCCGGTGACGCCGTGCTGGCTGCCTTCCCCAGCCTCGACAGCCGCGAGCTGGAAGATCTGCTCGCGCGCGCCATCTTCGTCGCGGATGTCTGGGGGCGGATCAGTGCCGCAGACGCCTGACCTCGCGTACGCCTGCCGGCTGCCGCCGCAAGACGCCATCGCCTACCTCGAAAGCAAAGGCTATGCGCTCGGCTTTTCCTGGACGGATATCTGGCAGGAGGCGCACGCCAAGGCCTTCACCGCGGCCGGCGTGATGAAGGTCGAGGTGCTCGCCGATCTCAAGGCCGGCCTCGTCGATGCGTTGAAAAAAGGCACGACGCGGCAGGATTACATCAGGAATTTAACGCCGATGCTGCAGCGCAAGGGGTGGTGGGGATCCGACGCGCAAGTGGACGAGAGCACCGGCGAGTTGCACGGCAAGGGGCTGACGCCGCGGCGCTTGGCGACCATCTTCGACACCAACATGCAGACGGCCTACATGGCCGGGCGCTACAAGGCGTTCATGGCCAACGTCGGCGACCGGCCGTTCTGGCAATACGTCGCAGTGATGGACGGCCGCACGCGGGCGGCGCACGCCGCACTCAACGGCCGAACGTTCCGCTACGACGACCCGATTTGGCAAACGAGCTTCCCGCCGAATGGGTTTCGCTGCCGCTGCGGCGTACGCGCCCTCGATCACGAAGACCTGCGCTCCCGCGGCATCGACCTGTCGAGCAGCGAAGGTCGTCTGTCGGACGTCGAAGTCCCGACCAGCCGCCAGCCCGACGGGCCGACGGCGACCGTGAAGCGCTTCGAATACGCGCCGGGCAGGTTCTTCGCGCCCGATGCCGGGTGGAGCTACAACCCCGGCGAGGCCGGCCTGGCGCACCTGCGCCAGATCCTGATCGAGCAGGCGAACCGCGCCGAACCGGCGCTGGCCCGGGTGTCGGTGCAGTCGCAGGTGAGCAGCGCGGAGTTTGTCCGCTGGTTCGAACGCCCGGCGGGGGATTTTCCGGTGGCGGTGCTCGATCCCGAAAACGCGGCGCGCATCGGCGCCCTGATGCAGGTGGCGGTGCTCTCAGAAGCCTCTCACGCCAAGCAGGCGGACAGGCACCCGGAGGTATCGGTGCGCGACTATCAGCGCGTGCAAGAGGTCATCGACCACGGCCGCGCGTATCAGGATACGGCCGTCTCGCTGGTCTTTGTGCGCGACACGCCGGAGGGGGTGACCGTCGTCGTCAAAGCGACGCACAGCGGCGACGGCCTGTTTCTCACCTCGCTACGCTATTTGCCGACGCAGAGCGCCCAGCGCGCCGCGGAAATCCGACGGGTAGAGAGAAAGGCGGCGGCCTATGCGGCCAAGGCAGGCGATGCGGCAGCCCAGTAACGCAGGCGGCGGGGCCTCCCATCTGGCACGCCAGCAACCCCGCATGGCGCTCCGATCGAAGACCGGGCTACGGCCGGGAGAGTGTCACCGCGTCGCGCCTGCGACCTCAGTATAATCGATCCATGATCACGATCAAGGTCGAAGGCCCCGATATCGCCGCGGCGCTCGCGCGCCTGGCCAGCGGCATGGCCCACCCGGGGCCGGTCATGCCGGTCATCGCCGGGATCATGCACGATGCGGTGATGGAAAACTTCGCGCAGGGTGGCCGGCCGGCCTGGACCGCCCTGAAGCCAGCGACGCTGGCGGAAAAGAAAAAGCGCGGCTATGGCGAGAAGATCCTGATTCGGCGCGGCGGCGGACAGAGCCTCTTGTCCAGCATCACGCAGCAGGCCGACGCGCATGCGGCGCACGTGGGCACAAACGTGGTCTACGCCGCCATCCATCAGTTCGGCGGCAAGATCGACATGCCGGCGCGCAGCCAGCAGGCGTATTTCAAGCAGTACAAGGACGGCACGGTCGGCAATCGCTTCGTGCGCAAGAGTCAGTCCAACTTCGCCCAGTGGCACACGCGCGGCGCGCACACCATCGAGATTCCGCCGCGGCCGTTTCTCCAGCTGACCGAAGCCGACGAGGAGAAGATTGCGCGCAAGCTGCTCGAGTATCTGGCGGATCGGCTGCAGGGGGGATAGGTCCGCCGGGGGTCGGGGCGAAAAAAAGCCCCGGGAGGCCGGGGCTCAGAATCGCTCTGTGAGGCCTTCACAGGGCCGGGTAAGGCCCTGGTAAGGGCGCGGCGGCGATCGTTGAACGTATACCCACTTAACGGGTGTTTTAACGGGGGTCACGCCACGCCCGCTACCCCTCAAACGCGCCCGGACGCCGCCGGCGACTCGTCCAGCCAGCGCGCGCCGTGCAGCGCCAGCTCCTCGATCGTGTCCAGCAGATCCGCCACCACCTCCGCCACCATCGCATCGGGCGGCGTCGAACCCGTCTGCAGCGAGGAAGCCGCCAGCGCCAGCGAGGCGATCCGCCGGCACGCATCCTGCGTCCGCTCGACCGCCGGCCGGCCGCTGCCGAGGTCCGCGCGGCCGATCACGACGCACCCCCTTCCAGTTTCGCCGCCAGCGTCGCCTGCTCGCGCTCGATCCAGCGCTCGAGGATTTCGCCGGTGGTCGGCTTCGCCGCCTGCCGCTCGCGCTGCGCGATCGGGTACAGGTCGCGCACCACCAGCGACACGCTCGTCCGCGAGATGTTCAGCAACTTCGCGATGTCCCCGTGGCTCATCCCTTCGGCCCGGAGCGCCTTCGCATCGGCGATGATCTCGGTCGTCACCCGCCGCGTGCCGCTCTGGTTGCGCTCGAGCAGCGCGATGTACTTCGCCGTCAGGTTCAACTGCGTCTGCATCGTCTGCATCGTCTGCATGCCGCCGGCCAGCGTCGCCACGTGCCCGGCCACCGCCGCGACCGATCCCGCCATCGTCTCGATCGACCCCGCCATGCGGCCGACCTGCGCCTCGAGGCGGGGGGAACGGACGACCGCCGGCAGCGGCTCGCCCGCTTCGTAGCGGCCGCTCTTGCGGATCGCCGGCAGCACTTCGCTGGTCACCCACTTCTTGAAGGGCTTCGCCTCTGGCTTGCGACTGCCGAGGACGAGGCTGTACAGGCCGGATTCGTTGATGATCGTCATCGCTTGCGCGCCGCCAGGGGTGTGAATTGAACTCACCCCCTTTTCGTCGTCGTCCAAGCGATCGAGGGCTTTGCGGTCAAGATCAAGTGCCGAGATGACGTCGGCGGCGACGAACCACGGTTCATCGTCGCGCACGATGACGCGCACGGGTTGCGTGGTGAACGTGAACACTGCGGGGGTGAGTTGCTGTTGTGCCATGATGGCCTCCTATACATTCAGCAGACCGCCGGGTAGTAATCGGCGGGCGGTCGGGTCTCAACTAGGCTGTATAGGAAGCCCGGCGCGCATTCCCCCTTGCGGGGTCTTGTATTCGGCGCTCTCGACCCGACCAGAAAAAGCAATGCCCGTGGGGAGGCGGCCGCCGATGGCTGCCAGTCGGAGCATCTGCCGCCAAGAGTTCCAGTGCGAACCATCCGACACCTTTACCGGAGAATTTCGAGCAGAAGCTAAGGCACCCATCTGCTAGACTGGCGCCGATTCGTGGCGCTTCGAGAGTCTCTTCGGGAGGAAAACATGTTCATGATCCGTGGTTCACATTCCTGTATGGCCGCGACGAAAGCGCACAGTACGCGGTGCCGAGCATGAGCAAGGTCCACATCAAGAGGTTGGTCGAAAACATCCCAGCCAACACCACGATTTACACTCCGATCGTCGAAGTCATCGTCAACGGCATTCAGGCCGTCGATGAGACAGCGCGTAGCGACGGCAAGCTGCGGGTGCGGGCCGTACGAAGCGCTCAAGCCGAACTCGATGGCGGACTGGGGGAGGTCGTCGGCTTCGCCGTCGAAGACAACGGGATCGGCTTCACCGACGTGCACCGCGACTCCTTCGACACCTTGTATACCGATCTCAAAATTGGCGATGGCGGCAAGGGGTTCGGGCGGTTCATCGGCCTCAAGTATTTTGAGGATCTGCAGGTCAAGAGCGTCTATCGCGACGGCATTGCCTTCAAGTCCCGCTCCTTCTCCATCGGGGACGGGCACCAGATCATCGTGCACGAGCAGGTCAAGGAGTCCGCCGCAACGGATACAGGATCAACCGTAACGCTCGCCCGGATCCGCAGCAAGCACGCGTTTGACAAGAAGCTATCGACCATCGCTCGCCATCTCGTTGAGCGCCTGCTTCCGTACTTCATCACGCAGGGCTACACCTGTCCGGACATTGTGCTGTGCGAGGAGGACGGGGGCGGCGAGATCCGCCTGAACGATTTCGTCAGCAACGAGCTGTCCGCCGTCATCCGCGAGATACGTGTCGAGAACCAGACGTTTACGCTCAAGGCGGCAGAAACGGAGGAGACGTTCTGCGTCCGTGTATTCAAGCTCTATTCGCCGCGGAAACAGACGAGCCGGATCAGCCTTGTCGCGCATCGACGCGAAGTTTCCGGGGCGCCGATCAAAGACTACATCCCCGAGTTCGAGGACGAGTTCTACGACAAGGGTCGCAATGGAGAGATCGACCGAGAGCGCAACTACATCGTCAAAGCCTACGTCTTCGGACCTTACCTGGACCGCCATGTATCCGTGGAACGTGGTGGCTTCGAGTTCCCGATGCAGGGCAGGGACCTGTGCCATGGGATCGCGCAGAACCAAATTGAATCGGGAGCCGCAGTGATCGCGCGCGCGGCGGTGGGTGAAGATGTCGCGCTTCGGCAACAGCGGAAGAAGGAATGCGTCCAGGCCTACGTGGACGACGAAGCGCCGTGGCATAAAACGCTTCTCGAAAAGATCGACCTCAGCAGCATGCCGTGCAACCCTTCGAACGAAGAGATCGAGGCGCGGCTTCAGAAAGAGAAATTCGCCGACGAACTCGCGGTCCGCAGGGAGGTGGCCGAGCTGCTCAAAGGGACTGGTGTCGAGCAGCTCAAGGCAGGAGTGACAGAGATTGTCAACAAGGTGTCCGGAAACAGCAGGAACGAACTGATTCACTACATCGCGCTGCGGCGGGCCATTCTCGAAATCTTCGGCAAGAGCCTCGAAGTGGACGCGTCAGGGGCGTATTGCTCGGAAGGCGTTGTACACGACATCATCTTTCCGCGTAAAGGCGACTCGGACGCGACTCCGTTTCAGGGGCACAATCTCTGGATCGTGGATGAGCGCTTGAATTTCACGAACTGGGTATCCTCCGACGTTCCCCTCGACCGCGGGCACACGGAGCGCCCCGACCTGCTGGTCTATAACCGGCGCGTGCTCTTTCGCGGGGACAACGAGCCGAGCAATCCGATAACGATCTTCGAGTTCAAGAGGCCGCAGCGCGACGATTTCGTGAATCCGTCGTCGCGCGAGGACCCGGTTCAGCAGATCGTGCGCTATGTCAACGATATCCGCGATAACAAGTTCAAGACTCCCGCAGGACGCAAGATGCTGGTGGCCGACAATACGCCGTTCTACGGTTACGTCGTCTGCGACATTACTCGGAAGGTAGAAACCTGGCTGGAGCGCGAGAAAGACTTCACGCCCATGCCGGACCGCCAGGGGTGGTTTCACTGGATGAAAGGCATCAATCTCTACGTCGAAGTCATCAGTTGGGACAAGGTCCTCAAGGACGCGAAGATGCGAAATCAGATTTTCTTCCAAAAGCTTGTGATTTGACGCGCAGAGTGGTGGATCAGACCCTCTCTTGACTCTGCGCCGAGACGGAGGGTTAGCCCAATCCTGAACAACGTGGTCAGAGATGGATAAGCCGTGAAAACACGCTTGCTTAGTTAGCGCTCGCCGCGTTGCTTGCGGGTTGCTCAACAGTCACCATGATGGACGGCTCCGAAGGGCCGCTTTCAAGCAACGATTGCGATGTGGCGGTATTCCAGACACAAGCGCAAGCGACGAAGCTCGGGCCTATCGACGAGCTTTGTACGATTGAAGGGTCATCTGCACCGGGTTTCGACCATAGCGTTCAGGCGGCGATCGCCAAGCACAAAGGAAAGGCGTGCGGTTGTGGAGCAGCGGCGGTTTCTGTGCAGTCGCGCAGCCCTGCTGCCGTGCCTTCTCCTCTGCGGCGGATCTCATCTGCGTATAGTTCATCGTTTTTCTGCTCTCCAGTCCGGGCGCGTTCCTGCTGTTCGCTCATGTCGTTCAAGAAACGGCCGTGTCGGCCGCGGCGCTGATTCTCGCGCGCGCGCCAGGCGCGCGGCTAGCATGAAGCGCTTCCCGTCCAAGCGCCGCCCGGCGGCCGTGCAGACTGTGCGGCATGCCTTCCCTCTATCCGATTCTCCTTCCTCGCGCCGATGGTCAGGCGGTCGCGGCGTGCGCGTTCGTCGGCAGCGGCGCCCGGCTGACGGCCAGCGAGCGCGTGCAACTGCTGCCGTCGGGCGAATTTAGGTCGCTCGACGGGAGGCCCACCGAGTGCGCTGCCTGGTATATCGACGGCGACATCGCCCAGAGACTGATCGACGAGGCGCGGGCGCGCAAGACGCCCTATGTTCTCGACTATCACCACCAATCTTTGGTGGCGATGGAAAAGGGCATCACAGCGCCTGCAGCAGGGTGGTTCAAGGCCCTGGAGTGGACTGACGAAGCCGGCCTTTTCGCCACTGATGTGCAGTGGACCGAAGCGGCGCGGCAGCTCATCGAGGGAGGCGAGCTGAGGTACGTATCGCCTGTGTTCACGTGGGACCGCGCCACCGGACGGGTGGCGCATCTGATCAACGCAGCATTGACTAATAACCCAGGCATTGACGGCATGGATGCCGTGGCCGACTCGGTCGCTGCGGCGCTTGCCGCCGTCCATGCCGTTTCATTGGAGTCCGGAATGGACGAGCTGATCGACCGCCTGCGCTACTTCTTGAACCTGCCGATCACGGCGACCGCCAGCGACTGCGTAGCCGAGCTGCAGAAGCTGATCGATCAGATTGGCGCCGATGCGGCAGGCGACGTGGCCGCAGCGCACGTTTCCCCTGCCCAGCGTTTCGTGGCGGCGCTCTCCGCCGCGGGGACACCGGACTCGGCGCACTTCGTGCCGATGGCGGTGCACCAGGCGGTGCAGAGCGAACTCGCGGCGGCGCACGCGAGCCTCGAAAGGGCTAAGCACGACGCGCTGATGCGCGCTGCGCTGGCGGACGGCCGAATCTCACCAACCACCCAGGCGTACTGGGAGGGACAGCCGCTGGCCGTGTTGCGGAGCTACCTTGACGTTGCCCAGCCGATTGCGGCACTGACCGGCCTGCAGTCGGGCGGCAGGCCGCCGGCCGCGTCCGGCGCCGGAGCGGCGGGCAGCTCCTATTCGATGGCCGGGTATACCGTCGACGCGGAGCGCCTGGCGCTGCACCGGCGGGCGATGGCCTATGCCAGCGAACACCAGTGCGGCTACCGGGAGGCAGTTGTCGCGCTGACCGCCAATTTTTCGTGACGAGGAGTTTCCATGGGTACGCAAAGCAAATCCGTCCTCACCCTGACCGTCGGCGCGAGCGGGACGATCTCCGCCGCCCGGTTTGTCACCACCGGCGGCGCGCAGGCCGGCGCGGATGCCAATACGCTGGGGGTCGCGGTAACCTCTGCGGTGGCCGGCGACAAGATTCCGGTCGATGTGCTGGGCACGACGACGGTCGAAGCCGGCGCGGCGGTCAGCGCCGGCGCGACGGTCAAGGCGGACGCCTCGGGCCGCGCCATCGCCTGGGCAACCTCGGGCGCCAAGGTGGGTGTGGCGCTCGAAGCGGCGACTGCCGCCGGCCAGTTCATCGAGGTGCTGTTGATCCCCAACGCCGTTTAATCGCCGGCATTTTTAACGCAAGGAAATCCCCATGCCACAAATGACTCCGAGCCAGGCGCGCGTCATCGATCCCGTTCTGTCCGCCGTCGCGCAAGGCTACAAGAATGCGGATCTGGTGGGCAGCGCGCTGTTCCCCTACGTCCCTGTCGATCAGCGGGGCGGCAAAATCGTCTCCTTCGGTAAGGAGGATTTTTACCTTTACGCTGGCGCGCGTGCGCCCGGCGCGACGACCAAGCGCGTGGTTTTCGGCTATAGCGCCGGCTCGTACGCGCTGACGCAATTCTCGCTCGAGGGCGTCGTACCGTGGGAGCTGCAGCAGGAGTCGCAAGCCGTCCCCGGCATCGATCAGGCGAGCGTAGCGGTGACGCGCGTGCTGCGTATCGTCGCGCTTAACCTCGAGAAGGCGCAGGCGGATCTGGCAACGACCGCGGGCAATTACGCCGCCAGCAACAAGAACACGGCGCTGACGGGTACCTCGCTGTGGTCAGACGCCAGCGCGTCGGACCCGATCGGCGATATCGAGACGGGCCGGGAGGCAATTCGTGCGCAGACCGGGCGATATCCGAATACGCTGATCCTCTCGGCAAAATCGATGA